TAGGTAAATTCGGGCGTAATGGGGGCTGTAAGGCCACGCGAGCGCGCGCGCATCTGCTTGTATCCCGTATCGGCGTTGAGCTGGAATTGGAGCAGTTGTAGGGATAATGCTGGATCAATGCCAAGAGTAGGATCGACATAATAAGCAAGTTGCTGAGGCGCAAGAGCGGCCTGTAACTGCTTGTAATAATACTGGGCGGTATGGCCACCATCGCCGGTAACGATCATATCAATCGTAATGGTACGGGCATCATAGAAATCTCGGCCAGTATATGAACCGTCTATGTATCCTCGGTTATCGTCTTGAACGCGTAGCGGGGAAGTGCCACCCAAGCCGTCAATGTTGGTAATAGCGTAAGGTGTGCCAGCGCCAAAATTAATTCCGTTAAACTGGAATTGATAATTAACGGTCATTAGAACCCACCAATCGGAATACCTGTGCGAGCGGCTTGCGCCATTTTCTTAGCAATATCGTTAGTGTCCGTAGCATATACGACAATGTTCTGAGTTACGCCAGCTTTGCCACCACCACTACTACCACCACTACTACCTGAATAATTATCAAGAGAATATGGAGAGTTGGGATCATTTGAAACTAAACTTGATGAATCCGAAGCTTTGGGAGCAGTAAGTTTTTTGTTCTTTAATTTATCAAGACTGTCGGCAACTCCAGTTAATTTCTTGGAAGTTGAGTCGGCAAAAGTGCCAATGTCTTGAATTCCTGTCTTAATAAAATTCAAACCATCTTTAGCGTATTTTCCAATACCCGGCAGATACGAAAGCACTTTAAGAAACGCTTGAAGCGGCCCCGTAATAACTTTGAGGATAATAACAATCAATTCGCCCCATGCTTTAATCATCATGGCTACATAAAGAACTACGCCTTCTGCAACAGTAACAACTATCTTGCGGAAGGTTTCGCACTTATTCCAAAGAATTACAAAGAGCGCAATAAGAGCGGCAACGGCTATAATGATTAGACCAATAGGGTTCATATCCAAAACCGCATTAAGCATTTTTTGAGCCGCTTCTACTGCTTTGGTGGCCAGCACCCATGCTTTGTAAGCCACAATAATTGCTGCAATTGCACCTGCGACAATTAAAATAATTTTGCCATGCGCAGAAATAAATCCCATTACTTTTGTAAAAATAGGGATAAGAATTGCGCCTAATTTTTCAGCAAGGAGTTGAAATTGAGATTTAAGAACAGAGACTTTACCCGCAAATGTATTAAGGTAAGCCTGATTTTGTCCACCAATACGCTTGTTAAGTTCATCCATAGCCTTATTGATTGCTTGTTGTTTTGGCAAATGACTATCAAGGGTAATGCCCATTTCCTTAAATGCTCTAGCTGATCCTTGCGTTGCTTTTGCCATCGTAGTAGCGGCATCTTGGAGGCTGATATGCTTGTATCGCGCATAATCCATAGCCGTTCCCAAAAGTTGCTGAGAATCTTTGGCATTACGAGTAGCGGTAACTAATGTGCCAAGAGCGCCAGCGGTATCTTCCGTACTAAATCCTAATTTAGTGTTGGCTTCAGCAAGTTGCTTAAACTTTTCTTTAGTCGCATCGCTTCCGTTGCCGCTATCTTTAAGAGCAGTATTGAGGCGAGCAAAGGCTTCTTCGGACTTCAACCCAGCTTCAACGGCGTAACCTGTAAAAAGCGCGGCTCCAATGGCTAGGAATTTGAACGCAACATCAGCCATGCGAGCGGCTTTGGTCATTACATCTAATTTAACACCAGTTGTTTCGGCCTTAACGCCCATTACAGTTAATTCTTTATTAACTGCCTCAAATTCAACAATCGCTTCTTTAGCGTTCGCCATAATTTCAATAATTACGGGAGGAACAAAACCACCTAAACCAGCCAATTTATCCTCCTAAGTGTTTGTTGAAAATGGCGGTCATTTCGCCTTGTTGCATAAACTTTTCGTAAGCAGGTTTCATATATGGGAACTTCAAGCCTTCTGGCCAGTTGCCACCACCAAGTTCAACTCTGCGGGCGTAAACCATAGTGGGGCCGACAACGGCAGAGTAAGAGCCAAATCCTTGCTTAAATTTCTCACCCTTAATAGATCGGCGCAAATTACCGGTTCTATTCATTGGAGGAGCATCAGGCGTGGCTTTCTCGCCGGCGGGTCGCTTGCCCTTGATTTCTTCTTTGGCTAACTGAATCAGGCGAACCATCATTTCATCGCGGGCGGCAATCGTTCGCGCATCAACTTCAAGTTCAATTTTGTGTATTCCAGCTTTAACAGAGGCAATGTTAGTTTTTATCATTTTCCACCTCTTTTACAATATCGTTGATGGCTAAAACCCATGCAACAGTATTGGCTGGCGCTTCATCCACTTCGCTTGGTGTCCATCCGAAATCTTTAGCGCAAATAAAATAAAGCCACTCATCATCAGGGTATTCATAATTTTCATTACGATCAGAACCCTTGAGTAAGTCCTTTAGGCGCTGAAGTTTTCGGTAACCGCTTTTGGGTCTGCCTCGGTTTCTGGAGTCTTGCCCAAGTTAGGGAACAAAACATCCTGAGCCTGTGCCGCGTGTTCTGTAAGAACATCGTAGTCAGCCATAGAGAGTTCATCTAAAGTGCTAAGCATGATAGATGGAATCGGGGCATCAAACGACCAAGCCTCAACGAGAACCGCGATAAGTCCATCTGCAATAGATAGGGCTTGCAAAATTCCTTCTTGGTCATTTGCGGCGGCAAATACTTTCTTACGATCTTTAACTTTAAGGGTTGAAGGATCGCGCAAAGTTGCGGTATTTCCTGATGGCAAAGTTATTACTTTAGACATGGTTTTCCTTCCTGATTGCCTTCTTGAATTATAGCCTAACCCACCGGGGAAGGCGGCCGGTGGGTTAGGATTCTATATTCGCTTACTGGTATGTACCAGAAGGTAGTGCGTTCTGAAGTGTGAACTTAATAGGTGAGTAACCTGATGTTGCTCCCACATCTGTTGTGTTACCAAGACCTTCGAGATCAACGGTTACTTCAACATAATCAGCGTTGCGCTCGATTGCGCCAGTTACATAAGCACCCTTTGTAATGGTGAACGCAATCTGGGTAGCGGTTGCACCTGTACCTGTTGAGAAGTTAAAGGTGAGCGATGGCTGAGTATTGGTGATGTAGCGGGTAAGTTCTGCATCGTCTTGCATAACAAATGTGAGCTTGCCCTTAACGGTAAGTGCGCCGAGGAATACCTGATATGGCGCTTGCGAGTTGCTGAGCGCAAAAATCGCTTCGCTCTTGCGTGAAAGATCAAGTGTTCCTGTGCGGGTGTAACCAACGGTTGAGCCGCCAATGGATACTGTTCCTGTCCATACCTGAGTTGGGAGAACGGTAGAGAATGATGGAGTTGGCGCGCTGGTTGTGGTTGATGGGAAGCCCATAGCCTTAACGGTGTATTCCAACATTCCGTCAGCGTTGAAGGTTAGACCGAAATCTGTAACCTGAACGCCGGGATAGTAGCGAGTACCAGCCGAGTAGAAATCGGTAACGGTGAGAGCCTTTGGCTGAGCATCGCCAGCGCCACCTACTGCGTTCTTGAGAGCGATTGCGTGGGTGTATGGAGCTGATGCTCCAGTTGTAGTTACATCGCCAAGTACGCCCGCGACCCAGTAACCAATGGTGTCGGCAAATGCGGGACCACCAAAATCAACGGTGGTGTGCTTGCGACCTTGAAGATAGTTGTAGTTTTCAACCATGCTACCGCGAATACCAGTATCGTAGAGAGGCGCAATAACATCTACGGGCTTAAAGGAATTAAGCGTGACTGGTACGAAATTGGTTGGTGCTACTGGCGTTCCTTTGGTTGTCTCTAAGGCAACCCCGAGGTAACTCTTTACGGATGGTTGTGCTAGTGCCATTTATTCATCTCCTACTGTTGGGGCTGTTTTTGCCTTGTTGGACTTGGGGGATACATTGGGTGCGGTGAAATCGTCTGGCGCTTCGAAACTATCCCCGCCTTTGACGGTTACGGAAATCGAAGGAAACTCGCGTTCATCTTCGCCGTTATATATGAAGGTAGCCATTATTTCTCCTTATGCTTGAATCATTTGGGTAACTTCGAACCTTACGGAAGCCCAAGTTTCGGTAGTTGTACCGTTGCTTGCCATAGGCTCGCCATAAGAAATAGTAATTACGGGTTCTGCGCCCTGCCACACTAGGTTGCCGGTGGTATCGCCAAATTGATGATCTGAGCGTAGGCGCGTTTTGAGGTTGTCGATCACGGCATCAAAGTCATTCATCGCATCTTCAGCATTGCGTTGCTTGGAATGGTGAAAGAGCTGGATGTTAATAGAGTAGTTAATGCGTTTAACGCCCGAGTGAGCGCCACCGATAGCAAGGCGGTTTTCTGTCTCGGACTCAATAAAGATAACTGCGGCGCAACGAGAGATATCGCTAGGCAAGGAATTTACTTCGAAGTTGATGCGCTTGGGGAATGAGGTAAATACCTGATTGATCCCATCGATGTTTGGCGGGGTGATGAACTCGGCAAGAGTTTGGCGAACCGCGGCGCGACCTGATAAAGCCATTAGCGAATCCTGCGGTAAGGGGCGAGCAAGTCCATAGCAAACTTAATTTCTTCGGTCATTTTCTGACCCTGACCCATAGCACCGCCGGGGCTTGTGGTTGCACCCATAATCATTGAGTTATCTCCACGGACTTTGAGCATGGCGGTTGTAACGAGGATTGCCGCCTCTTTGATTGCTGGAGGTAGGGCTGAGATCGATACGCCTGAAGCGTGTGTGTAACTTAAAGGCTTGGTGAGTGGAATGGTGGTAGAACCAAAGGTGTAGGTGCTAGCAACCATAACATTCTCGCTTGAGAAGCCATCGTAAATCTTGAGCATCTGACCAGCCACGATACCTGTGCCGTCTGCGACAACGAGTGAGGACTGAGAAGCAGTCGCGCTCACGATGGTTGTATTGGCGTAGCCGTTGATATAGGTGTAGTTGAGAAACACCTCTTGGCGTGGCGTTGTGGGGAAGCCAAATTGAAGCGCACCCTGACTTGAATAGGTCGAAGCCAATTGCGCATAGGGGAAGATAATTTGGTTATCTTCAATCCAAGCTACCGAGCAATCCTGAACGGTAGTCATCTGATAATTTACTGAGCCGTAGGAAAATGAGGTTAGCGCAATAATTGGATTATAGCGCGGATGGAAGCGAATAGTGCCATCATCCTTAATTCGTGATCGTTGTTGTTCGGTTTCGGTTGTAGCGGCAAGGACTTGGTTACAATAGGTATCAATCCATGAACTCGCTCTAGCAATAACATTGGCTAGCTCCGCATCCTGAACATCGGGGTCTTGAGAATTCCATACAAGGTCGCTAATATCGATAGCGGTAGGGGCGTTCTTGAACTCGGCAAGGGTGAGGTACGGGGTCGAGAATTGGTGAGTTGTTACCGTAATTCCATTAGCCATTTATTTCCCCACACTTTCCACATTTTTTGAAGAATGAACCGAACCCACATGATTTGCAGGTATATCCAACGGCCTTAAAGTTCGCCAAAGCACCTGCGGTACTAGCGACTCCTAAGCCTTCAAGTTTCATCTGTTTGGCGTGTTTAGCGTTATCAACATTGATAAGACCATCGCGCCCGGCTTTGTAAACCTTTTCGCCCTTTTCGGTGCGAATCGAGACTTCTTTCATCCCACTTGGGGGAATCATTTTCGACACTTTGCCTCCTCTGAGAGATAGGGGCGCAACTTGCGCTACGCCCCTAACTGTTAATCAACTAACTATGCAACTGCCTTAATACCTGAAACAACACCGTTCCACGCTGGAGCGTAACAACCGAATGTTCCACGGAAGTAAGTTGAGAAGTCATAGCTGAACTGTGTTACAGGCCATTGAATTCCCATGTAATCCTGCACCATGAAGTTAGCCCATACATCAGAAACCTCTGTGTCTGGGATAGGTAGGGTGTAGGAGAGAACTGGAGCAACGCCCTGTGGCAACCATGGGTGAACTGTGAGGTTTACCATCTTGCCGGTGATCTCGTTGTAGAGAGCGCCAATTGTTGCACCGCCGACATAATCGCCAGCATCGGTCTGTGTGAGGTTCAAACGGTAGTTCGCGGTTGAGCCGTTCTTGATTGAATCAGACAACTGCTTGCGATCAGAACCGTTGAGAAGAATCTCATCTGGATCAGCCTTTACATTGTTGTAGAGGTTGTAAAAAACGGTCTGGAATTCGTTACCCGGATTAGAGGTAGAGAAAGCACCGTTGATGTTGTTGTTGTAACCTGTGTTAGGACCAAGAACAGTAGCCAAGATTCCGTCATAACCAGTTGCGTAAGATGAAGTATCTGCGGCGTGGTTAGCGGCGGTATCGCCTGCGACTGCGAGTGTTCCCTGAAGGGTGATTGTGCGGGTTGCTGAGCGACCGTTGAAGAACTTTGCTGAGTCAGCAGGTTCAGTTGAGTTAGCACCAGCGTAGACCTTGTAACCAAGAGCGCCTGTAACAGGAGCAGAGATTACAACATCGATAACCTGAGTTGATCCGTCTGGAGTTGCTGAAGCAACTGCGGAGACAACAGACTCACCGAAAGCACCTGCATCTGAGGTTGCCTTAACCCATACCTTTGTGCCAGCAGAGATTGGAGTCTCGCCTGCGACTGCGGTACGAGCAGTAGCGGTGATTGTAGGAGCGGCAAGTGCGCCTGAGTATCCTGCGGCTGAAGCGCCACGGGACATGAGGAGCATGCGTTCTTCCATCAACATGGTCGAATACAATGTAGATGTTGAGGAGAGCTGACGGAGATCCTGATAGCCCATACCTGAGAAGTTAGCATCGAACGATACTGAATCTGAGAGTGAGTATGAGTTGTAAGGAAGAACTACATCATCTGCTGAGTAGGAAATCTTAGGACCGCGCTCGTAAGCGATTGATCCGAAAGAAGTTGTTGTTGTTTCTGTGATTCCCGGCCAGATATTTCCCTGTCCACCTGT